TTATAGACACTGTCAAAGTTGTAGAACAGTTCGGTCGCAAGCTGACTTTCTGTCCGTGGAACACTTCTATATCTGATATACCTGAGTGCGATACAATTTTCGGTCATTTTGAGATCGAAAGCTTTAGTATGAACGGTTCTAAGGTGTGCGAAGACGGTTTAAAGATTAAAGATCTTATATCAAGAGCACCTTTAACTATATCAGGTCACTTTCATACACGTCACGAGAAAAAATATAAAAAGGGCACCATTTTATACTGCGGTAATCCATTCCAGATGGATTTTAGTGATGCTAATAATTCAAAAGGTTATTATGTACTTGATCTAAAGACAAATAATTATGAGTTTATTGAAAATACTATTTCTCCTCGCTATGTTAAACTAACTCTTGGTGAAATAGCGTATAATAACTATACTGCTGATGATTTGAGGTCGCTTTTCAAGGGAAACTTTGTTAAAGTAAAAGTTGATAAGAGTATCACAGTAGATGACATGACGCTCTTAACACGTAAGCTATCATTATTGCAGCCTGAGCATCTTGCTACTGAGTATGATGTAATTATGAGTGACGAGCCATCGTTTACTAATAAAGACTTATCAGGTATCAATATTGAAGAAGCTATCGAAGAGTTTATTAATATACTTGATGTAGAGAATAAAAAGGATATACTACAATATACAGTAGAGCTGTATAAACGTTGCTTAATATGAAGAGAGTAATCTTTGAAAAAATAACCCTTCAGAACTTCTTGTCTGTAGGTGAAGAACCTGTCTCTATCGAGTTCAGATCTGGTATTAATATTATCACAGGTAATAACCTTGATAAGCCTGATAGACAGAATGGAATCGGTAAGAGTACTCTTGCGGATGGCATTAACTTTGCTATCTTCGGTGAAACTCTTCGCCCACTTCCTAAGAAAGATCTTATTGTTAATAATATCGTAGGTGGTACTGCAGCAGCACAGTTGAGTTTTAAGGTCGAAACTACAACGGGTTCGAATACATACAAAATTGTAAGAACGCTTAACCCTAACAAGGTGCAGTTTTACGAGAATGATGTAGACATAACACGCGACAGTATAGGTAATACAACGAAGCATATATGTAGTGTATTAGGTGCTTCACCTTCACTCTTTCAGAACTGTGTTATCATGTCAGTCAATAACGCAACTTCTTTCATGTCAAAAAATAAAGTCGAAAAACGAAAGTTTATCGAAGATATTTTTGGTATGGAAATCTTCAGTAAGATGACTGCTGTAATTAGGCAGGAATACCTAGAGACAAAAAAAGAATTTGATATCGGTAGTGCAAGACTTGAGGAGCTGAGTAATACATATGATTCATATGTGCAGCAACAGTCTAAACTAGAAGAAAAAAAGAAAGAGAAGCGTGAATTGTATATTTCTCGTAAGACTACTAATGAAAATGAAATTGCGGAGATCGAAGGTCTTATATCTAATATAAGCATTGTCGATGTATCTGCTGCTGATAGTACAATTGACAAGCTCAAGTTGCTTGATCAAAGGACAGAAGTAGAGATAACTACTAAAGTAGAATCTATTGCTGATGTAAAGAGTGCCGTAGCTCACCTTAGAGAAAAGTGTAAAGAGATTGGTACAAAAGATTCAACATGCCCTGTGTGTCTACGACCTATCGAAGAACACGATAAAGAGGTAATCGAAGCAGAAAAGCAATCTCTAAAACAGCAGATAATTGAGAAGGCAGATGAACTTAAAAGTAGTACAGATGAAGTACTAGAATTAAGAAAGAAGAGAGACAAGATTAGAGGTGCAATTGAGAAAACGCAACAGCAAGTCATATCTAACAATCTTAACCAATACCGTATCTCTACTTTTAACGATAGAATTTTTCAACTCAAAAAATGGTTAGAGGAGCTAGATGAAGATCTCAGTCACCTTGATGACAATAGCGACGAGTTTGCTTTGTTAATTGAATCATCTAAACAACAGAGAGATACTGTTGCTGAAAGTGTCGGTAAGCAAAGCAAAAAACTTTCTAAACTAGATGTTGTTAAGTTTATTGTAAGTGAAGAAGGTGTAAAGTCTTATATTGTTAATAAGCTTCTCGAACTGCTCAATAGTAAGCTTCATTTTTATCTTAAAAAGCTTGATTCAAACTCTCAGTGTATTTTTAACGAATACTTCGAAGAGGAGATTGTAAACGAGCAAGGTAAAAACTGTTCATACTTTAACTTTTCGGGTGCTGAGAGAAAGGCTATTGACTTGGCGTGTTTGTTTGCATTCTCAGATATCAGACGTCTTCAAGGCGGAGTGAGTTACAACATTGCGATATACGACGAACTGTTTGATTCATCTTTCGATAGTAAAGGTATCGAGATTGTAACAGACATTCTTCAAGAAAGAGCTGATGAGCTTAGTGAGTGTATCTATGTTATTTCGCATAGAAAAGAATCGCTTAAAGCTGTAACAGGTGATATTATCTTTCTCGAGAAATCAGGAGGTATTACGCGCAGAGTAAATTACACAGAGTAGTGGATAACGGAGGAAGGATGATTACATATTATTATGTATATTCCTACACTGTTTTCTCAGCCTATTGTTAGTCCACAAGGCGCTTTTCTCCAACAAGCAGTTCAACAACAACCAGCAAAGCCTGTACAACAAGAAGCAGGCCTACCTCGGTTTTTGAACTACGCAGGCGACTATTCAGGCTGTGGAGCATATCGTCTCCTATGGCCTGAATATCTCATTAACATGATAGGTGCAGGTATGTCAAGTACTATTACATCGATGATTGTAGATCCAAGATGGTACAGTGGTGTAAGTGCTGTAAAGTTTCAACGCCAAGCATCTCCTGAACAGAAAGAGTTCATGAAGTATGTAAGACAGATTAGTAAAGAGCATAACTTCAAAATGATCTATGAGGTTGATGATGTTGTCTTTAGGGAAGATATACCTGACTACAATCGCTTTAAGTTTGCGTTCGATAGTGACGAGATCAGAAATAACTGTATTGATATGATCAATATATGTGACGAGGTAACTCTAACATGTGATTATATTCGCAATCTCTATAAAGAGAAAACAGGTAAGAAGGAAATAACAGTTATACCAAACTTTGTTCCGTATTTCTGGATGGGTCATTTATACAATCCAAACAAGGTAAAGGATCAGTATCTAAAAAATAAACGTAAGCCTCGCGTCCTCTACACAGGGTCAGGCGCGCACTATGATGTAGATAATAAGAATGGTGGTATAGACGACTTCTCTCATGTTATTGATATGGTGAGAAGAACTGTTGATAAGTATCAGTGGATATTTGTTGGCTCTTATCCTCCAAAGCTTGCTGATCTTGTATTGAGAGGTAAAGTAGAATACCATCCATGGAAATCGCTTCAAGAGTATCCATCATTTATTAACGATCTAAATGCTCAAGCTATGATCGCTCCACTCTTTGATAATAGCTTTAACAGATCAAAATCTGATATCAAATATATCGAAGCGTGTACACTTGGATTGCCGTGTCTGTTGCAAGATATGGAAACATATAAAGATGCTCCAGAGTTTCTTAAGTTCAAAACTGGCGACGATCTTGAAGCAAAACTTGATAGTGTTCTTGGAGACCGAAAGGCATACAACAACAATATTGCTATGCTTCGCGAGATTGGAGAGTCGCGCTTTCTTGAGCGACCAGAAAATATCGGATGTCATATTGAAGCGTTAACTACACCATATGGTTCGTCGGACCGTAAATATCTTAAAAAGTGGAATCCATAACGAACGCCCGTATACTTGGGTGAATGTATAGGAATGCAGTATATGATAGCCGATCTAAGGCTATAAAACTTTTTACATGGGACGAAGATGGTAACAGAGTAAGTTACGATACATCTTTTAGTCCCTATCTTTATGTTGAGGATACAAAGGGCGAGAAGAAGTCTATCTATCAAACAAGAGTTACTAAGAAAGTGTTTAACACTTCTTATGATAGGAACAAGTTCGTAAATACATCTGGTATTCGTAAATTATACGAGAATATCTCTACAGTGCAGCAGTACTTGTTAGATACTTTTTGGAAGGTTAATGAAACACCAGAATTTACGAAGAATGATCTCAAGGTAGTATTTCTCGATATTGAGACGTACAGTCCGTCTAGTGAAGGTTTTCCGGATACTAATAACCCATCCCACCCTATCAATGTTATTACATGTTATGATACCTTGAGTAAGACATATTTTACCTTCGGTACTGGCGCATTTAAGACTGATAGAAAGGATATTATTTACACTCATTGTAAGAGTGAAAGAGAACTGTTCACTAAGTTTGTAGAATATCTTGAAGATGATTATCCTGATGTGTTGTCGGGTTGGTCATCAGAGTTTTTCGACATACCATATATTGTCAATCGATGTGAGCGTGTGATGGGTGAAGACTTTGTAAAACGTCTTTCACCGACTGGTAGAGTTTACTTTAGAGAGATTATTGGTAAGTATGGCAAGCAACAAAAACGATACTACATCGAAGGTATTTCGTGTATTGACTACATGGATATCTATAGACGTTTTTGTCTTAAGCTGCGAGAGTCATATAAGCTTAATGCAATCGGTGAGCTAGAACTTGGAATGAACAAGATTGATTATGGTGATATTGACCTTGCAACTCTTGCAGATACTGATTGGAATAAGTTCATTGAGTACAACATTATGGACGTTAACATTATTGTTGAGCTTGAGGAAAAGCTGCAATATGTAAGCTTGTTGAAGATGTTAGCGTATGTAGGTTTAACTACTTTAGAAGGTGCTATGGGTACTCTATCAGTTATTACTGGTGCGTTAACTATTCGAGCACGTAATAGAGGAGAGATTATATCTACCTTCATACGTAAACAAGACGGTGGTAAGAATCCTGGCGCGTATGTATCAGAACCAAAGAGAGGATTTCAATCGAATGTTGTTTCGTTTGATGCCAACTCGCTATATCCGAATGTGATGATCTCGCTCAATCTTTCACCTGAAACAAAGATTGGAAGAGTAGAAAAAGTGGATGCTAACAATGTAAACATTTATCATGTATCAGGAAAGACGCTGAAGCTTACGAATGAAAAGTTTGCACAGTTTATCAAGCATGAAGAGTGTGCATTATCAAAAGCAGGGTTCTTATTTACCCAAAAGCGTAAAGGTATTATTCCTGAGTTTCTTGATTACTATTATGATCAGAGAAAGATTGTAAAGAAGAAGCTTGGCGAGTTGAAGCAGAATCAATATGAGCTTAAGCAGAAGCAAAAAGAAGGTGATAGCGAATCGATAAGAAATCAGCTAGCTCAAGCTAGTGTTGATATCGCTCGAGCAAATACACTGCAAATGGTGCAGAAAGTTTTGTTGAACTCGTGTTATGGATTCATGGGCAATAAGCAAGCTTCTATTGGTGATGATGATATTGCATCTTCTGTAACTCTTACAGGTCAGGCAGTAATTAAGCAAGCAGGTAAACTCTTGCAACAATATCTATCTGATAACTTTGGCGTAACAGACCCTGAAATGTTGGATAGCTCATGGATTTATTCTGATACAGATAGTTGCTACTTCTCTTTGAAGTGTATTGAAGATCAGGTGAAGCTAAAAGATGGCAATAATGTGTCAGATCACTTTTACGAGACTGTTCAAAATATTGAAGACTTCTTGAATGGTAATATTAACAAGTGGGCTGTGGCAGCTCTCCGATCTAAGGATCCTCGATTTGTCTTTAAGCGTGAAACAATAGCAGATACTGCACTTATGCTGCAGAAGAAACGCTATGTAATTCATGTTCTTGATGAAGAAGGTATCAAAGCTGAGAAGTTCAAGTATACAGGTGTCGAGGTAGTTCGTACCTCTATGCCTAATGCTGTTAAACCCTACGCTAAGAACATTATCGAGACGATGTTAACAACACGTTCACTTTTGGAAACAAATAGGGCTCTGAAAGAGACATACGATATCTTCAAGACTCTTCCTGAAGAGGCAATTGCTTCAGTCATGGGTATTAAGGGATATGAAAAGTATAGCGCGATGTGTAAGGACTTATCGGTAGGTAAGGGTACACCTATCCATGTCAAAGCTGCATATTTGCATAATACTATTACACGTAAACTTGGAATTGAAAACAAATATGAAGATATCAACTCTGGTGATAAGGTGAGGTATTTGTATGTCGAGCAGCCAAACATGTATAAGGTGGATGTGATAGGGTTTAAGTATCAATACCCTGCAGAGTTTGCTGAACTGTTTAAGATTGACTATGAGAAGATGTTTGAGAAGATTCTCTTTAACTCTATCGAAAGATTTTACGAGTGTGTCGATTGGCAGATTCGTAAACCTAGTATGAGTGTAAGAACTGAACTTGCAGATCTCTTTAGTTGATTTAATCGTGATAGGTAGTAAGTATTGGTATGGAATATTTAGATAACCCAGTTTTTGACGAGACACCGAGAGCTCATCCAGCATTTTGGAGAGGCAAATCTACAGGTATTAACGCGGTTCTTAAAATCGTAGCAGATGTTATGAACGGTGTTGATGATGGTTCGGGAACCAATAACCACGAGCAAATTGAAAGAATGAGAAGAGCTCTTTTCTCTTGGAAAGAGCGTGTTGATATTTCTTTTAAGGAAACAAAAGGCGGAAAAACTGGTTCTAAAGTTGAAAAAGAAGATTAATAGTTTATCATTGATTTGTAATGAGTGAGAAAATTAAAGTAATTATTGATCATATTGGTCGTACAGTTGTAGGTAAGCAAGTCGATGAGACTGATACTACCCTAACACTTCGTAACCCTATCATCCTCCATGTTCAACCTAATCAGAGTCAACTGCAGGTACAATCCTTTCCATATATCTTTATGGAATTGCTTAGCCCAGACTTTAAGACTTCTAATGACTGGACGTTTCAACGAGGTTCAATCGTAGAGTCTTCTGTTCAACTAGCTGAAGGTATTATCAAGCAGTATGAGGCATTTAATTCGCCTCAACCAGTACAAGAGAGTGATGCTCCTGTGATTAAACTATTTGAAGATTGATAACTCACATCAATCTATAACCCAAAATCCTGCTAGTTTCTGCTAGCAGGATTTTTTGTATAAATATCTATATGGACTTCGACGAAGCTGTACAAGAGATATTGAAAGAGAATTATGCAGATGGTAAAAAACCAGGTCGTAAAGGTCTCGCAAAACGTAAAGGCGTTAACTGTAAGAAAAGTGTTACAGAGCTGAGACGTGTAGCTAAAAATAGTAGCGGAGAAAAGCAACGAATGGCTCACTGGTGTGCTAACATGAAGAGCGGTCGTAAAAAGAAGAAATAACACTAGATTCCTCCATGTAGTATAATATAATCTACTATATGGCTAAAAGCGCAATTGAAAAAGAAGTAGAGTCAGCTTTGGACCTACTAGATGAAGCGAATCCTTATGCTACATGGCTTAATGAAAGCACACTGAGTAGAGTTGATGATTGGATTGATACAGGTTCGTATGCATTAAATGCAATTATTTCTGGTTCGTGCTTTAAAGGTATACCAGCAGGACGTGTAACTGTACTAGCAGGTGAATCACAAACCTTTAAGACAGGATTCTTAATGAGAATTCTTGCTAATGCACAACGGATGGGTAAACACATTGTTATCTTTGATAGTGAGAATGCTATTGACCCTGAGAGTGCAGAAGCTGCTGGTCTTGATGTATCTAAAGTAAAGTATGTACCGTGTAAGACTATTGAACAGACACGTAACTCGGTCTTTAATTTCTTAAATCGAGTAGAAGAAAAGAAACTTGAAGGGCAGTTTGTTATTGCTGTTGACTCGCTTAGTAATTTACAGTCTGAAATGGACTTTAAACGAATGGATAAAGACAATACTAGTCAAGATACTGGTACAAAAGCAAGAGCGATGAAGACGCTTATGCAGACATTAACAAATATGGGTGGCTTAACACGTACTACTGTTATTTGTACTTCGCATGTTTATGACAATCCAATGGAGTTATTTCCATCGCTTGAGAAAAATATGCCAGGTGGTAAGTCAGTAATTTATCTACCATCTGTCACTGTTCAGATTGCTCGTAAGCCAATGAAGGATGATGGCGGTAAGACAATTGATAAAACTATTGCTGTTGGTCAAAAGAGTTATAGTGGTATTTTGCTACGAGCTCTTACTCGTAAGAATCGTTTCATTAAACAGTATCTTGAAGTTGAGATGTATCTTTCTTTCGCGAATGGTCTCAACAAATACTATGGATTGCTTGACTTGTTAGTTGGTTTTGGTATTGTTGTTCAGACAGGATCTACATATCAACTACCTGATGGCACAAAGCTTGGTTACTATAAGAACTTCAGAAAGAATACCGAACTTTGGGAAAATACATTTATACCAGAACTAGAAAAGAAGATCGCTATTGAGTGGAAGTATTCTTCGTCATCATCACAAGAGGAAGAAGATGAACTTGATGAGGTTCTGGAAGATATTGAAGATACAGAAGTATGAAATCTAGAAAATTAATTTTATTATTAAGTGGAGGCATGGATTCGTCCGTGCTTCTGTTTATGGCTGGTAGACAGGACTTTGCTGAAGTTCATACACTAACTCTCGATTATGGTCAACGCCATAATCGAGAGATTGAGTGTGTTAGTAAGCAGCTTAACGATGCTAAGTTGAAATACCCTAACACGATTTTTACAAATAAAGTGTTAGATGTAAAATACCTAAAAGATATTTCACCTACATCATCTTTAACTAATCTTGAGATTGATAACCCAGATATTAGTAAGATTGCAGGTGATGCTCAACCAGCTTCATATGTACCATTTAGAAATCAAATGTTTCTATCTATCTGTTGTGCGTATGCAGAAAGTATGCAAGCAGATACGATTTGGTATGGTGCAGCTCAAGTAGATTCACTTGCTGGTTACTGGGATACTACAGATTATTTCATTAGCTCGTTTAACAAGCTAATTTCGCAGAATAGAAAGCATCAAATTACAATCGAAGCTCCTTTACTTGAAATGAGTAAAGCTGATATTGTTAATGAAGGTATTGAATGTAATATCAACTTTGCTGATACATGGACATGCTATAGTAATAGAGAAGACGGATTGGCAGATGCTACCACTCCGTCTTCTAGTCTAAGGATTCGAGGCTTTATTGAAGCAGGTTATCGAGATCCTATACAGTATGTTCAGCAAGATTCGTTAGACGAACTGTACCAAGCTAATAACTGTAGGGAATTACATCCCATAGTTTCTTAGCTCAGCTAATTGCTTCCATGTCTTAGGTTTCATCCGCTCTTTGAATGTCATAGTTTGAGGAGCGGCTTCCTGTTTATGTGATCTACGAGTCATGCCTTCAAGATATATGGATGTATAACTTTCTGTAACACGCTTTTGTTTGAGAGCTCTCTTCATAGGCTCTTTTTCATTACCGTCTTTATCAAAGTCTAAATAGTCTGGTTTTGATTCTTCGTCTTCGTCTTCATCTTCATCTTCGCGGTCATAAGGTTCGTCACTGATACCCATCTCTCTACTTATACGTCTATCGCGTCTTCTTTTATTTAGCTCTCTTTCTCTCGCAATATCAGGACCATAGTCGTCATCACGATCGAACGGCCCGTCTTCCTCTTCAGCCTCCTCTTCTTCTCCTTCACGTTTACCGAAAGTATCATGCACCATACTATCTAGTTTTTTATGAAACTTAGTCTCTTCACCTCTACTAGCGCCATATTCTTCGTCTTCAGAAACAGCTTTATCAGAGTGAAGATCAACAACGATTTGAGCCTCATCGATATCAGGTCTTGCTCTCATAACAAGACTCAAGATCATGTCTTCCGCGTCTTGCACTGATGTACCAAAAGAACCAGCAGGTCCTTCAACATTAACACCGCGACGTGTCTTCTCTGCTGTGTAATTAGGTTGTTTATTAAAGAACTTAACAAGTTTATCAACAAGGGTATCACGATCTTTGATCACACCGATATTAATATCGATATCATCGAAATTTAACTTTACGTCTTCTGCTCCTTTGAAGCCAATACCAGCAGCAACATCAGCTCTATCTACAACTTCACGGTCAGCATCATCAAGAGTGTTTACAAGTATATCAACAGCAGATTGAACATCTGCTTCTTCGCCTTGAGCTGCAGCTTTAAGCGCAAGAGTCTGCTGCTTAGCTTCACCTGCAGCTTTTCTTTTTGCAGCAAGCTCAGCAGCTTGTGCAGCATATTTATCACGTCTACCACCGCTACCACCCTCGACTTTAGCATTAGGCATCATATCTCTACCACGGTTAAGAGTAGAACGGTTAATATAATTTTCAAGCTCTGCAGGCATTTCCTCTTCAATACGGGCACTATTAGCTACAATCTCACTGCTCTTAGCTTTAATAATTTCAAGAAGAGCGAGTTGCTTACCTTTAAATCCCTGTGCTTTAAGAACAGATCGTTCTTCATCATCACTAATAATACCTAGCCCACTAAGAAATGTTGCAATAAACTTGACAGTGTCATATGGAGCAGAGCTCATACCACGAGTTGCCATAGACTTAGTAATACCTCCAAAAGATGGATGCGTACCTGCAAACGGAGATGTTTTAGCTTCGGTAATAAATCCATACCGTGTTAGTAGATTATCGAAAGATCTCATATATCATATATTTATACAAGTGTAACAAAATTATTGAATATGTGTGCAATAGTATCTTCGAGTAACAAAGAAACATTTAAAGAGTTGTTAAAACACAACAATCATAGAGGTACATTCGCTTCTAGTTTAATTAAGATCGATCAAAAGAGCATAGATGTACATAAGTCGCAAGGTCTATTTGATGAAAACTTACTAGATTCTGAAGGCAACAAGCTATTTGTTGGTCATGTTCAAGCACCTACATCTGATGTACGTGAATGGAGTAAAGACACATCACATCCTTTTGAATCAGAAGAGTGGCTAGTAATACACAATGGTGTGTTAACGAACCATAAGGAACTAGACCTTAGCGTTAAAGTAGACACGCAGTGCGTAGTTGATATGTTACAACATGCATCAGAGCAAACGAAAGATTCTGAAGGTAACTGTATTAAATCTGTATGTGATAGATTGAAAGGTACATTTGCTTTGTTTATAGTAAACAAGAAAACGCGCGGAATGTATATATTACGTCAGGGTTCATTATTACACTATAATGATAGCGGTGATGTATCATCACTCAGATATGATGGTATGAAGCTTCTTCAAGAAGGAACCATATTAAAATATCACCAAGGTAGATGGTCGAATCATCTGACATTTACTTCTAGTTCTCCATTTTTATTTTTATGAGTACATTTTTCTTCTCAGTAACAAAAGGTAAGAAAGAAGATACACTTCTTTTCAAGCACAACAGGCACGATTATGATATTTTCTTTGTAGAAGATAACACAAAACCTCTCGCAAAAGTATACAACAAAGCAATCGATTTCGCTATTAAAGAAGAAATCGATACACTTGTGTTGATGCATGACGACATTATTATCGAGTCTGATCTATTCAAGAAAATACCTGAATTGCAGACACAGTTCGATGTTATTGGCGTTGCAGGCACAACAGAGTGTAAGTTAGAACAACCAGCTTTATGGCATATAATGGGTGGAGGATTCCAAGGAGGCAAGCTTCATGGAGCTGTTGCTCATATCAATGATGATAAAAAATATATGACAGCGTTCGGAGCATATCCGCATCGAGCTGTTCTTATAGATGGTGTTTTTATGGTTATCAAAAAGGAAGTGTTTACATCTGTAAGATTTGATGAAGAGAATCCAGCAGGGTTTCACTTTTATGATCTTTCATATAGTCTTGAAGCACACAAACAAGGTTTTAAAGTCGGTGTTGGTGATATTACAATAACACACGCTTCACCGGGATTGAGAGAGTTTACAGAAGAGTTTAATAAAGGACAAGAGTACTTTCTGAATAAGTGGAAAAATGATAATCGTTAATAGCAGATTAAATTACGGCTCAAACTGGGAGTCGCCAGATGTTTATCTTTTTACAGGCAATAGTTATATTACTAAAAATAAAAAGCTTGTAATGGGCCGTGGAGCTGCATTAGCGTGTAGAGATTTATTTAAGGATTGTGATAAGCAATTCGCATTTAAGATTCTTACAAGCAAGCATACTCCGAATTATTATGTAGAGTTTGTTGAACTTGCTCCTAATAAACTATTAGGCGTGTTTCAGGTCAAATACAATTTTGCAGATAGTGCTGATATTGAGTTGATTAAAAAGAGCACAGATAAGCTCACTCATATTGCTGTACAAAAACCAAATGTAACATTTCATATGAATTTTCCAGGTATTGGTTATGGAGGGTTACCACTTAATAGTGTATTACCTATAGTTGATAAACTCCCAAACAACGTTATTCTATACAAGTGAGTAAATTAGATAATGACTTCTTTGAAAAGGTTTTATGTTATAAAGCACTTTCTGATTCTACATATCTGGCATCAATTGCAGATTATGTAAAGCCAACATATTTTAAGGATAGTAACATTGGTGTTATCTTTAAAATAATTACAGCGTTCTATGAAAAGCGAAATAAGCTGCCAACGAATACTGAACTCAAGTCTTATTTAACAACTGATGAGCTTAAAGCTTCGTATCGTTCTGTGATCGAGTCATTGAGAGATATCGATAAGAATCTCGACAAAGATGAGTTGTATGATAACACAGAAAGATTCTTAAAGGAGAAAGCTGTATATAGCACCATGCTCGAAGTAGCAGGAGATATGGCTTCTGGTGAAATAGATACATCTTCTATCTTACAAAAGATAGAAAAGTCGTGTAGTATAAATCTTGTAACTGATAAAGGTTTAGATCTCTACGGTGATATAGATAGAATTATTGACGACTTACAAAATGTACAGCAAACTATTCCATCAAAATGGCCATGGTTAGATGATGCACTCAATGGTGGTTTTCTAAAAGATGGAAGAGCATTATATATCTTTGCAGGTGAATCAAACATCGGTAAATCAATCTTCTTAGGTAACATTGCAGCTAATATCGCTAATCAAGGTAAGACTGTTCTTCTTGTAACCTTAGAGATGTCTGAGCTATTATACGCAAGACGTATATGTTCAAATATCACAAAAATTTCGATGAATGAACTTTCATCGAGTACAGCAACGCTCAAAGCAATGCTGAGTGAGAATCATGATGATACAAAAGGTAGAATACTTATCAAAGAGTTTCCACCTTCGACTATCACACCGAATTATCTCAAAGGCTATATTAAGAAGATTACAGATACAGGTATTCGAATAGATGCAATTGTTCTTGACTATATTAACTTGATGCATTCTACAGTTGGTAATAACTCGTATGAACGTATCAAATATATTGCTGAGCAAATACGCGCAATGTCATATACCTTTAACTGTCCGGTTATCTCAGCTACGCAGATTAATAGATCTGGCTTCAATACTGAGAATCCAGATATGACAACAATCTCTGAAAGTATTGGCTTGTGTGCTACTGCTGACTGTATTACATCTATCTTTCAAAATGAAGAAGATAGAGAACTAGGTGTAATCAGACTTGGTATGATGAAAAATCGTTATGGTGCTAGAGGTACAACTCAAGCAATGCGGATCGATTACTCGACTCTGTCTATATCACAGTCAGATGAAGACCCTGTCCTGCAGGAAGAATATAGTGATTCTACATTTAGAATCCTAGAAGCTCTAAGTGAAAAGTAGCAATTGATTGAACTCGGTGTAAATAAATTAATGAACGTAGCAATATGGACAGATAATGATCTTGATGGTGCTGGGTCTGCATTAGCAATAAAACTAATGTATGGCTCATCTCCTGTTAACTTTACTATACAAGATGTAAATGATAGTACATTTGCTGGTATGTATAGAAGCTGGTCAGATGCTAACTATGAATCTTTTGATAAAATATACATTCTCGATGTATGGGTTCCTGATGAAATCGTGAGTCTTGTTG